CTCTGCTCCACCGTATGAGCCACCTCTGAAAAAGGAGCTACGAGCACGAATGGAGTGGAAGCCGTGTTTTAGAGCAAGCGCTGTGAAATCAACAAACTTATCTGTGACTTCTTTTTTATGAATAACTGTTTTGCCTGCTCTGCGAGTAATGTATGTGCCTTCAATAGTTTTTTCTTCACCCTCTTCGCAGCGCATCCAAACTCGCCAGCGTCTTCCACCAATGTCTTCAATGACGTAAGGGTCAACCGCAGGGTCTTTCATTCCTGTTGGAAGAGCCATGTCAAAAGCTAGACCAGTGTAGTGCATCGACTTTTTGGAGCGAGCAGCCCCTGCTTTGGAAGCAAGACCACGACGACCACCGGCTGAGGTAATGATGCCGCCCAAAGAATGAACTTCCTCGTAAAGAGCGTTGTAAGCTTCTGCTGCATCTGAACGAAGCGTGACACGGGTGTAGCCGTCTCTGCCTGGAAACTTGTCTGCTGGGCAACGTTCCCAAGAGAGTTTTTCTGTGGGTGGAACAAGAATTTCTTCCTGCTCGTCTTCGCCAACTAGGTCAAGACCCCTTTCTTCCAAAAGTTTATTTAGTTTTCCAATCGTTCCGTTGCCTGCTAAACCATCGATAGTAAGTTGTTGGTCTGCCTGAAAAGCCTTGACTGCCTTTTCTGTTGCTGGACCAAATGCTCCGTCGCACGCTCCTAGTTCGTAACCAAGGGCTTCTAGTCCCTCTTGTAGCTCTACCACCTGATGACCAGATGAACCTTTTTTCAATAACATTTTTTGCTCCAAAGTTCCCCATAAATAGTAAAAGCGGAGAGATAAACTCCCCGCTTAAACCAAACAAAAAATCTTTTTATGTTATCTCGCAAGCACCTCCAGCACAAGCAAGTTCACCCTGAAGATCGGTGTTGTCTTCAACTTCAACGATGCTCTTTACGTCTACTTTTTGTAGTGTGTTAAGCATTGCCTCAAAGGTTTCTTTTGAACAATCTTCAAACGGTGCTTGTTTATATGTGCCACCGTCGTAGGGAAGAACTGAAAGACCGTTGTATTTATCTCTATTCTCCCACATCCACTCGCCAACGTCTGCCCATTCGGCTTCCTTGATACTCACTGTCGCTGAGACGTTGTGTGAGTTTTGCCCTTGTCGGTGTCCACTGCGAACCCACTCTGTAGCAACCTGTGCAACTCTTCGGAGCATCTGTAGGGCAGACTCGTGCCTTGTGATTGCCCCTTCTGGCGCTTTCTGTGGAACAGAAATAACAGCGGTGTCGTGTGGTCTAAAGTATTCATCCTCAATCAACTCTGGGTGATGCAACATAAGGTGAGTGTAGATGGCTTCGTTCTTGCCAACACGAATACGACGAACATAATAATCATTGTGCCAAGCGTGAATGCCTGATGATGTTCCAAGCGTCAAAGAAGTTGTGCCTGCTGGTTTTACTGTGGTGCAGCGTGCTGCCTTCTTGATGCCAAGAATATTTGCAACTCTTTCATTCTCTTCCTTCACCACTTTTGCTGCGGCTTTCATATCCAATTCTAACACAGCACCTGAAGCGATACCCGTCATTGATACGCCAATGAGTGCATCCTTCTCTGTGGTTCTTCGCCATACGTCGCGAAGGTAATGAAAGTCCGTGTAGCCTGCCTGAAGTGTTCCAATAAACGCTGCTGCCTTGACACGGGCTTCATATTCCTCCTGAGAATCAACGTCGCTAACGTTTACCTCAGTTAGATTACAAAACTGATATGGACGTAGCGCAATCTCACAACAAGGATTAGTTCCCCAATCTTTGTCGTTAGAAAAATAAAATCCCGGCTCACCGGCTCCTGAAGCTTTTACACGCTCCCAGAGAGACTTGAACACATCTTCTGTGATTCTGTGCCTGAGCAAGACCACAGAGTTGTTTGCTCTACCTCTCTGCGGATTTTCTTCCCACCAATTACCAGTTTTCGCAGCCAACATATCATCATCGTCAGCAGAGAATAGACAGATAAGCGCAGCACGGCGTATGCCACCAGCAAGAACAGCGTCGGCAATATGACAAATAATGTCATGTACCTCGATAGGTTGTAGCCTATCTCCATCATTTTTTTCATCTAAGATTCCCCTCACTTTGACCAAACACTCGCGAAGAGGTTGTGGTCCCGGTGCCTTCCCACCAGAAGTAATTAGTCTGGTGCCCTTGGCTCGGATGTCGGAAAAATCAAATCTGATCTTAGAACCGCCATAAAAATAATTTCGCATCAAAGCTTTGACCGCATCTGCCCAGCCTTCAATGCTGTCTCCAATAAGGAAACGACGGGTGCGATTTGGATTTGGTTTGCGGATCTCTGGTAGCTTTTCAACGTGGTGTTGTTGAACGCTATAGCCCACACCTGTGCCACCCAAGAGAAGAAACATAACTTCACTGAATACTCGCCAATCATCAATCGGAGCAAAAGCACAGTTGTAAATCCTTGCTGGATTTATTTCAATCGGCTTGCCGCCAAACTGCATTGAGCGCATTGAAGGCAGAACCTTTTTATTTTTTACAAATTTATATGCAGCATTAATCTCATCCTTTAGATCGGGATAAGTTTTAATATGCATGTTTTTATTTCTGTTAACAAGTTCAGTCCAAGTTTCCCTTCTTTCTTTTTTGGGGAGATATTTCGCATACTTCATATGCACTGTAATATCAGAAAGTATATTCTTCTCTAGATCCATTTAATTTCCTCCGTTTCTAAATCTTTTATATTTTTCTCTGAGAGTTTCTTGTTGTTTTTTGGCTGCGTTCTGATTAATTTCATCAGCCGTCTCACCTGTCGGAGAAAGAACGTCGATCTTGATATTGCTTGTATCCATAAAAATAGGGTAAACAATACCATCAGGACCATTTCTGTTTTTAGCCACAAATATCCTGCCAGAGTTATTGTTCTTGTCTGTAATCGTCCGCGAAAGAGTAAAGATGAAATCCGCTACAAAGCATTTGTTAAACGCCTCGCTAATTGACTCCATAGTAACAACTTCAGCGTTCAAGCCGCTGCGGTTGGTCTGGGAAGCTGTCCAAACGGGACACTCAAACTCTTGCGCCATTCCCCGAAGGTCTTCATAAATAGTCTCCAACTCAATCCGCTTCTCCTTGTAAGAAGAAATAGGTGACAAAAGATCTCCGTAATCTACACAAATTAAATCAGGTTCAAAACCCGTGAAACGAAGTTTCTCTAAATGCTGTTTTAGTTTATTCACATTGGCAGATTTAGTTGGGTATTCCTTGATAATCAAGCGACCTTCCAAATCTTTTACCTCGTCATAAACTTCGTCTTTCAGTGTCGTTAGATCTTGTAGCCTGATCCCTGTAATACAAGAATCAAAGCGAGAAGCCACAACTGTGTCAAGAAGTTCTAGAGTATAGTAAACCACATTCTTGCCAGCCTTGACTGCTTGTGCGCCAAGGTGAACAAGTGCCATAGACTTTCCTGCACCAGTTGGAGCAATAACAACCCCAAGTTCTCCGCGACCTAACCCACCTTTTGTAATGTCATCAATAGTCTTCCAACCCGTGGTCATTGGGTTGCGCGACTTAACCATAAATCGTTCTTCAAAGTCTAGCAGATAATCATAACCATGATTATTGTCCAGCCCTAACTTCATTGCGCTATCAATAACTTCTTTGATTTCATCAAACGAAGAAGTCTTGAGAAGACCAACGGACTTCATAATAGCTTCTTTTAGTTTTTGTTTCTTGCAAAAATCAAGAGCGGTGGCTTTTACATACTCTGAATCCTCGACCACATTTGTAACTGCGATGCGAGCAAAGTAATCCCTTACCTGCTTCTTGACCACTTCAGTTTCATCATCAAGTTCTGTCTTGATTACTGAAGTCATAATGTCTACCGAAGGATGCTTCTCGTATGTGTTGCGATAACCAGCAAGCCGAGAATAAAACAACCTTAGATACTTTAGTTCTAGAAAATAAATATCAAAAATATCCGACATCTGGTCATAGAATGACCTGTCGTAAAACATACACTGAACCAGCTTTTCTTGAAAGTTCTTGCCGAACTTCGCAAAGTTCTCCAACTCAAACTCTTGCCCTTTCATTTCACCCCCTTATTTGTTCTATTCTACTATAGTTTTATTTTGATTGCAAGGAGATGTTTCTCATCGTAGCCCAAAGTTGTCCAAAGTTATAATTTCCAAATCCGTCTTCCAACATCATTGCGTTGACTTGTGTAAGATTAAAATCTGTGCAACATTCTTTGAGTGACCAATCAATCTTTGCTTTTGTTCTGGTCGAAATCGAAGGGGTGTATAGTTGCATTAGTTTGTAGTTGTCTGTTACAAGTTGCTTGTTCTCTACGATACTTTCGTAAATTTTTACTTTCTTCTCGGCTGTTTCGCAAAGCTGAACCAACTCGTTGATAAAAATGTCACGGTCTTCAGCCATCTCTGGGAAACGTGACGCAACGGTCTTTAGCCCTGCTCTTGGAACACCAACAAGATTGTCTGACTTGTCACCTGTGATAGCACGGGCAAGTGCAAAGTTACGAGGGTGAATTTTGAACTCCTCAAGAATAGTTTTCTTTGTAACAAACTTATCTTGGATTGGACGATAAACAATAGTTTTGTCGTCGCAGAGTTGAAAGAAATCCTTGTCTGAGGAAACAATAACCTTTTCTGTTTTTGGGAAGCGAGAAACAATGTAGCCAACCAAATCGTCAGCTTCCACGTTCTCCGAAATAAGTTGGGCAATAGGAAGTTCGTTTAGGTATTCAAACAACCTTCCCATTTGCCAAACTCTATTGTCATTTTGTTGCCTATCTGTCATAAAGGTATTTGGACGGTTAAAGCGGATCGGCTTACGACCTTCTTTATAATTTTTATTTTGGGTTCTTCGCTTGAGCGAACCACCTTCGCCGTCCCACACCACTACAACAAAGTCTGGCTTGATAATACGGCACTGCTTTTGCAGAGACTTTAGAAAGCCTTTACAACCGCCAATGGGTTCTCCATTATTTGATAGAGACGGGTCTACAACATAGTTGCGTAAAAAAGAATTATTTCCGTCTACAATCATCATTCTATTCATTTGGATTTACCCCTACATAATCACCGAGTGTTTTTAGAAACCACTGCTCAAAATAATCTTCATCCCACTGTGGGAGTCCGTGCATATACATAAACCATTCTTTGAACCGTTCGTTTACGTCTACTTTTACATCTACCGAGCCATCTTCATTTTTATTAATCGTCTGAACCCCTATGCCAAAACGACTCATCAAGTCCGATTGCGGCTGTCTCATATGAATCTTCTCCCGTTGTGTAATATACTTTTCGCACACCAACAAACTCCATTACTTCGTGGCACATACAACAGGGCTTGGACATTCTAAATTTGTTCTCGTTATTTATTCTCGCAACATACATTGATGCCCCTTGTGTTGTTTTTGCTGAAATGCCGAGTATTGCGGAGATTTCAGCGTGCTGTGTGGCGTGACCATATTTATATTGGTCTCTAAATCTTTGCCCGAAGGCACAGTAAGAACCCTTGTTGAATCCTACGGACACAACTCTGCCACCTTTTACCAGCACAGCGCCATGACGAAGTTTGCCATAAGTGCTTTCCTTCGCCATGCGCCTTGCTAGTTCAAAGTAGCGTTTTGTCTTTCTACTTGAATTACTAATCTTCATCTTCGTCGCTATCATAAAACTGAGAAGCATCGCCAGTTTGTTCATCAAACTTTTGAATCAACTCACGTTCCATAATCTTAAGAACTTGGTCATGGAACTTTTGGTCTTCAAGCATGTCCATCCACTTTGTTCCTTGGAACTTCTTCTGACTACCATCGTCAAAAATAAGCGTCCACCAAGGACCACCCGACTTTAGTTGTTCTGAGCTTTTGACTGCATCAAACCAACTTTCTTTGTCAAGAATGCGTGGGTTGGAATCGCCCCAAACAATCTGGAACTTGCAGGTTCTTCCCTCTGTTCCAAATCGAGACTTCTCTAGTTTAATTTTTACCTCTGAACCAATGCGGAATCCCGCTTCGTTCTCGATAAAAGCATTTTTGGCTTTGCGCTTTGTAAGCCAAATACGAAGTGAATAAGCATAAGCCAAAGCTTTGCCACCCGGTGTAAAGTATGGTGTGGTCATAGCCTCTGCTACATTCATAGTAATGTTGGTCTTCAACTGGTTGAGAACCAACAAGACAGAACCACTGTTCGCAATGGGAACAGTCAACTTTGACAGACCCTTTGAGAGAATGCGAGGCTTTACAGCCATAGAACTCAAAGGATTGAAGTCTCCTTCTACGTCAGAGTTAGACGGAGTGAAAGCCAAAGAATCCCAGACAAACAACATTTTATTTTCGTTGTTGGCTAGAAGGTCTTCAACTGTCTCCAACACAAACTCAACTGAGTTGGCTTGAACATAAAGAAGTGTGTCCAAGTTACACCCAGCGTTCTTTAGAAACGAAGGATCAATAGCAGACTCTGAATCAAAATAAATAACATCAAAGCCCATCTTTTGAGCATTTGCTGCTATCTGTGCTGCCATATAAGATTTGCCAGTTGACTGTAGTCCTGCAATCTCTACGATTTTTCCTGCTGGAATACCAGCAAGTTGACCTCGACAGATGATTGAATCTAGAACTCGCGAACCTGTGGGAATCCACTCTGAAACAATTGTGGGATTGTCGTCGTTTAAATCATAAGCGACATTCATTCCCGCTCTTTTATTGATAAGTTTTTGCATATCTTTCAGCGATAACTTACCGGCTTGTTGCTGTTGTTTTCGTGGCATTTTCCCTCCTATAAAAGAGGAGGGGCTTTCGCCCCTCCCCCACTCAGCAATGTTTAGCCGACATTGGCGAACGCTGCGTCAACCATCGAGGTCTTAGAAGCAGGCTTCTCAGAACCTCCATAGCGGACAGTATCGTTGCCGCCGTCAGGCATCAGGTAGTTGTCCAAAATCTTCTGAACCTCGTCGGGAGACTTGCGCTCAAAGATTTTGTAAATATCAATCTCGTGACTCATCCACTCAGTGGCTTGAGCATCGTCGTCACACAAAGCGCTCGGACGAGGACGAGGTTGAAGGTTGTCAAAGACAACTCGGTCACCCTTGCCGAAGTTCTTGCCAATGTAAGTGACCTTCAAATCGAAACCCTTCTTGGGGTCAGTCACATCGCCATAGTCTTCATCAAGGATGGTCTCAATGATAGACCTGTAAGCAGTCTTTGGGAAAGACCACAGAACAGGACCACGCTCCTCCTGACCGCGAATAATCGCTGGAGCGTAGTAACGCTGAGTCACAAACAACTTCTTTGCTTGATCCTGACTGTCAGGCGTTCCCTCACGGTAAAGTGAAGTCGCGAACTCACAGATAGGACAACTGTCATTGAAGTTGCGCTTTGGACACAACACACCGCCCTTTTCCACATTATAGTGAAAATGAAGTTCCTTTACGGGATCTCCATCCCCTGCGGGAAGGATACGAATCTGGTGTGTCCCAATCTCTGGCTTCCAGAACGTATCGTTGTTCTTTCCTCCAGAGCGCTTGCCATCAAGGGCGTCAAGTTTTGCTTTATACTTACTAAAATCAATTGCCATTTTACTTCTCCTTTACTGTTGATTTGCTTTATAATACTATTGATTTTGTTCTTTGTCAATAGTTTCTTCTAACATTTTATTTTGCACGGCTGTGGTTGAGCTTTTCACATAAACGATTTCTTGCTCAAAGGGAACACCGCACACTTTGATGGAAGTTGACACTTCCTGTTCCCTGTAATGCTTAAAGTTTGACATAATCTCGTCGTGGAGATTTGTGTCCTCATTTAGTCTTTTTTCTGGTATTCCTAAAAGCACCTCCTTTTCGCGTGTGAATAATAGATTACCAAGGTTTGTGGTTGTTGTCAAGGAAAAATCACAATAAGAAAGTGTAGAAATAACCGCGTTTTTAATTTTTTCTTCTCTGATTTCAAACACAGGGTCGAGAGAAGAAAGCCAAAGGTGTGTCTGCCAGTGTTGAGCGCAGCAGTGAATGACTGCTTCGTTCATTTTACCAAGCGTCACAGTGCCAGAAATCTTTTTTACTTCGGCTAAATCAAAAACCGTAAACTCCTTGAAAGTATGTGAACGAGTCTTCTCTTGCAAAACACCGTGAACCAAGTTGTGTAACATTATACCAGTTTTGCTGAGAGTGTCAAGGTCTGGCTGCAAATAAACAATGTCTACGTTTTTATTTTTGATGTGCTTTAGAACTTGCAGTGAAACAAGTGAAACGTGTTCTCCACCTGACACAACATAAGTTATGTCATCAGCTACTGTGGACAAATATTTCTTTAGACCCCTCAAAGTCTCTTCGTATCTCTCCAACTCTGTGTAGATCGGGACTTTGAACTCAGCCGAGGTGTGGTTGAGGGTGTAAAAAGAAAAATCTGGGTATTTTTCCAGATAATTTGTAAAATAAACTGCTGTTTCTCCTACTGCGACAATACTTCTCATAAAATCTCCTTCATCGCTCCCCAATTTGTTCCGAGACTCATGTGAAGACCAAATTTGTATCCGTCAAAATTAGAAATAACGGACATAATGTCTTCAATTTTGGATCTCTCCGTTTTATCGAAGTCTAGAACAACGCTATCGTGAACCACAAATGAAATACGGGACTTCATACCCCACTCTTTCATTTTG